CGAAGATACCTCTAGGGTCTGATACTCCAAACGAGTATCTTTCTCTAGCTTTGTATCTAACGTTACCAGTTGAAAAGTCACCTTCCATTTTAGTTTGGATAGGTAGTCTTTCAAAGTACTTCATACCATTCGGCACGTCTGTAATGATATACCAAGAATCAATATCTGTAAGATAGTGATTTACTCTGTAACCTTCAGGAATCATTCCCATAGATCTTAAAGCATTTATATCATTGTCTGCAGTTCCAACTCTACCTTGAGACTTCATAAGTCTTTCAGCATTGAATTGGTTTTCAGAAGGAACAATCATTTTCATTCCTCTAGCTGCAATCTTAAGACCTCTCTCATCAGTCATACCAGCAATGTCGATCATTGCTTGTTCTAACGATGTTTCGTTAAGGTCTGCTTGTACCGTTAATGTGTTTTTGAAAGAACCAGCGATCGTTGGGTGAGCTGTGTTGAACAAAGAAACACCATCACCTGAATCAAAGTTATCCGTAGTTGGTAAACCTTGGTTTAGTGGGTTTGCTGCTTTGATCTGTTTAGCGTTAGCCATAGATCTCGCTAGTGCTTTTGTATATCTAGACGAAAGTCTATCATACAAGTTGTCTTCCATTGCTTCTTCAGTTAAAGCGAATGCAAGAGCCACTGTTTCGTTAGTGTATCTTGCAGTAAATGTTTCCTGTGCATTGTCGTACGCAACTGCTCCACCCTCAGGTTTCACATATGCATTCGCAAATCCAGATAACATTACTTCTTCTTCAAAAGCTCTGTCAGATGTTTCAGTAGTATAAATTTCTTTATGCTCTGAATCATATCTTTTATACTCAAGGCCGAACAAGGCATTTAAACCTGGCTCAAGCTCTTTTACGAGTTGTTGTCGTGATATTGCCATAATTTATTCTCCTTATGCTGCCCCGGCAGTTCCAGATCCTAATAATGATTCATTCAACATTACACGCCAGTTGACGTTTGCTGATCCGATATCATTGTTTTCAGGGTCTCTTGAAACTCCGATTATTTTGAATTGCCCAGTTGTACCTAGAGTACCATCCCCTAGTTCCATTGAGCTTACTCCGTTCAAAGTTGAACCACTTGTTCCAGCTAAATCCGCACATTTAAAGATGTCTGTTTGAGCAGAAGCACCTGTATTGTCTGATTGGATTTCGTACATTTGTGATGGACTGTCATACACAAATGCTTCAATCGCGCCAGCGTTAGGTGGAGTGATTGATCCTGGGTAATAGTTTTTGAACGTAGGTTTTAATGTAGTTGGGTCATTGTAGAATGTTCCCCAGAACGCTCCTAAGTTTAATACTAAACCAGCTGTTTGTAAGTCTACATATCCAGTACCTGTAGCAGGCGAACCTACTAAAGAACCTTGGAATATTACACTCGCATCACCCGGACTAATATTATAAGAACTCATTCCAGTGGAATCGTCTTGCTGACCAACTGTCTTTAACGGTCTAAGACCGAAAGCGGCGTCTTGATTAGCCATATTATTTTCCTCCGTATGCACCTGCCCTTACGGGCCTCCAGTGCGGTTAATTTAAATTCGTTGATAGTAATTGTTAAAAAACTTTTACTTACCACCGAAAGATTTGCTAGAGCGGCTATCATTGCTGATAGGCATGCTCGGATGCTGATCCTTCAGTAGATCGTTGTGAACTGCATCGTCACGTTCTTTAGCTTTATCACTATAAAACTTCTGACGTGCTTTCGCGATCTCTTCTGGTATTCTGGCCAGCAACAGACCTCCGACTCCGATCACTCCCTTGTGTTTGCCATCTTCAACTATTGGATAACCTGAATCTTTATACTCTGAAGCCATTACTAATGTGTATCCTGATCTTAATTTACCAGAAATATTTTTAGTGTCGTCAAAGCCTAAACTTTCAGCTCTTATCCATCTGTGTCGAAAACCATCCGGCGCAGGTGGTGCATCTAAAGATGAGGGTGGTGTCCATTCAACAGGTCGCTTAGTAGCTTCCCTTGTTTCAGACGCGCGTGAGTCTTTTTTTACTTCCTCTGTAACTTTTGAAACTTCTGTTTCAGGTTTAGATTTAGTCATGCTTATTACTCCTCTACGTTTACTTGTTTAGCATATTCTTCAAGTGGCACATTCAATTTTTTAGCAATTGCTACTTGTGATGATGTGAGTCTCACAGTTTTGCGACCAGTGCCTCTTTTTACGTTTCGCGTAGCCGAAGCTACAGTTTGTGTAGGCTTAGTCGATTGTTCTGTATTATTACCAAACTTATGGGGAAATTCAAGCTTTATTCTTCTATCTAATTCACCATAATAATCTTCCGATTGTGGGTCATAACCTTCCTCTTCTACCATTTTCTTATGCAAATCAAATGCTGTGTAAGTCATAGCATTATCCTTACCAAACCAAGCATTTTGTTCTGCCCATTCAGTAGCTCTTGCATCAGGTTTTGGTGTCTGAGGCCGTTCTTGTTGAATATTAGTTGTTTGTTTATTATTTAATTCAATCTTCTTTTTTTCAGCTTCTTGGTTGACTTTCATATCAGCCAATCTAGCTTCTTCATAACCTAATTTAGCAATTTCTTTTTGTGCATCAATTTCGGCTTCTATACTTCCATCTTCTCTAGCTTGCTTAAGTTTACCTTTAGCAGCTTCAAGACCTGAAGTAATTCTACTTTCCATTTCAGATACATATCCTGTATCTAATTTAGATAATCTATCTTTTAAAGATCTTTGTTCTCTTAAAACAGATTGTGCATATTTTGTGGCTTCATCTCTTTGACGTTCAGACTCACGCATACGCTTTGTAAGTTTAGCAATTCTTTTTTTAACTCCATCACTATACTCATCTAATTCTGATTCTTGTTTCGGTTTTTCTTCTGTAGCTGTTTCTTGTTTCTCTTCTTGTATAAGTTCTTTTGGAGCTTCTTCTTTTTTCTCCTCTACAACTTCTACTTCTCCTTCTGGTTTTTTTTCAGGAACATCAACATTTTGTGCTCCTTCTTTAACCGTTTCTTCTGGTAAGATAACTTCTGTATCAGGTCCATCTGATGGCAGATCAATCATCTGTTCTTTGTTTTTATTCTCTGGCATAAGTTCTCCTATGTTTAATATTCATGCAAGATATCCTCTGGATTCTTGATTGTTGCTAAAACTTCATCGTCGTTTAACAAACGAACTTCACCGCCTTCTATTTTTATTCTAGATCCTGCATAACGCGCAAACATTACCCAGTCTCCAACTTTGCACCAAGGCCCATCTGGAAATCTTTGTTTATCTCCATATGCATCTGGCCCCATTGCTAAGACATTTCCACACTGTGATGCTACCTGTTGTTTTTCTAATGTATCTTGTCCCATTATAATTCCACCTTTTGTTTTTTCTTTCATTTTAAATGGAAGGACTAACATACGCCAACCTGTAGGTTGTGGTAATTTTGTTGACTCTTCTGTTACTTTTTCTTCTTTTGATTTTTTTACACCAATAAGATCATTGTTTGGTGTTAATATCGATGACTGTTCTGTTTTCATTTTCTTCTGGCTCCTTGTTTGTTAGCAGGGTAGAGATTTCCTGTAAAATTGCTTCGTAAGCACGAAGCTGTCCTACCATATACTGGTATTTTTCAAAATTGTCAACCTGTCCATTTAGTAGATAGGTTTGCACAGACTTCTGTGTTTCTTCTATTTGTTTTTTTAATTTATAAATTAATTGTACGCCGTCCATTATCTATTAGTGAAAGCTCTGCCAAAACCTTTGACAGCTATTCCACCACCTTTAAAACTTTTAACTGAGATACCACCACTTGGGTAACCAAACTTATTGTTTCCCATTACAGGTTTGTATCCAGATACTTTTGTTAAACCACCATCGGCTGCTTTTTTTCTTTTTACACAATTAGGAACTAATTTTTTACCTTTTTTCTTCATTCCTTTTTGAGTGTATCCTTGCCAGCAAGCCATTACTTAAATCCTTTTAATGTTTTTGCTAGTCTAGCTCTTTGTCCTAACTTGCCACCTTTTTTAGCAGCTTCATTTAATTTTTTAGCAGGAATTTTTTCTCCTTTTTTTACTCCTAATTCTTTTCTTAAAGATCCTGGTTTTTTTATTGCTTTTTGTATCCAATCTTTAGCCATTATTTTTTGCCTCCACCATTTCTAAAGATTTGAGTTCCCTTAATTCCAAAAATGCTCGCAACGACTAAAATCCACAAATTTGTGAACCATGACGGGAGCGACTGGAAATACTCAAAAAATAATTTTACTTTTTCCATAGCTGCCGGATCGTCTGACATCACTGCCCACATTAGCACAATGATGGGCGCTGAAATAATTACGAGTACAAATTCGTCCTTAAGATCTGTTTGACGTGCTTCTAGAAGTTTACCCTGGTAAGCTTCCTCACCACGAGCTTGACGTTCTGCGTGTAAAAGTTGTGCATCAGACATAGCAACTTTTGCTTTTTGTCTGTTAGCATAAATTTTACCACCAGCTTGTAATGCGATTTTTGCTAGGCTAAA